TAATACAATTTGTTCTGTAAAACCAATTGTTTCCAACACTCCGTTGATTGCCTCTTCCATTTGGTTTTGTTTGATTGCAACATAGTATGTTTGGAACTCCGCCATTAGTTCTTTTCTCTCATCTGCTGATCCCAACTTACCTGGTTGGAATGAAACCAACTGAACTGGCATTTCGTGAGCTTGTGTGATGTTTTTTTCTACCATCTCTTGAAGTAAAATAAAACGATCATCACTATCATTTAATTGAATTGGGATGAGGTCTGGCTTCTGATCTCCACCATCACTATAGGTAATCATAATCTTACCAGCATTTTCTGATCCCTTAAAGTTTCTTTGGAACTCTCTAAAGAATTGGTTTTGTTCGTCAATCGTAGGTATACCTGTTCCAAAGTTCAAAATGAATGATGGTGCGAAACCTTGTCTTACTTGGTTCAAATGGAACTGACCTATTTGATAATCCAAGTCAATAAAGTTAAGTGCTGTAGAATAATCAGGAATTGGATACAATGATGTAGCGGCAGGGTTAGGTTCAATATAATAAATTGCTTGTCTTCCCGTTCTGTCCTTTGGATCAAATCGTTTAATGTATTCAGGTTTGTATTCTTCTTTCTTGTATTGTCCCCAATCTTTAGAATACCAATAATAATCAGCTTCTTCTTCTGTTTCCTTAAGACCAATTCTTAAAGTATGGATTGGTAGATAATTTATATCAAAAGATGATCCCTCACGATTCCAAATTATCTCAACAGCAAAACCTCCATAGATCATAAAATCCTTTGCCAAATACAATAACAATCTTTCAAGGTTGTTCTTTTTAGCCCATTCCTTTAACTTTGGATCAAGTATTTCTTTATATCCAAAACCAGCAGTCATCTTTGTCTTCTTGTTAATGATCGCTTTATTCAAGGGACTACCATAATTGTTGTATAATGATAGGAGGAATAAAGGATACATATTATCAGCTCCAAAAGACAAAAAATGGTAGTCACCTTTTTTCTGAAATGTATAAATTGGTGCGACATACGCCTCGTTAAATTGAAATAACTTTACAGGAACTCCCTTTTGGTTATTTGGTTCTTCTATGTTTTTACTTACTTCCATAATTATTCAAATATGTATTGTGTTTGTGTATTAGCTGGAGCCACATAAGTTGGGTTCTGTGTTCCACCACTTGTAGTTATTGTGGCAAATCCTGTCTCAACTACATCATTGGTTGTTAAACCTGTTATAGATAATGTTGATCCTGTTGTCTGCCATACCTTATATGAGTATTGACCCCCAATTAAATTGTATGGTGTTAAATCAATTGGAAACCAATTCCACCTGTTTATGTTTGGTGATGTTTCACCAGTCAAAAATAACAAGGTCTCATCGTGTAATTCCTTACCATTTAATTCTAAAATATATGTAACTGCCGATAAAGGTAGTGTTGTCTTCTCCAATAAGGTGAATGGAGTTAAACTTGTTTGGTAATTCGGTATAGTAATCATATTTTTTTAATAAATATTTTTGATTGGTATTTGTTTTATTCTTATATTTGTAGAAACAATTAAGATATGGAAGACAGACAAACTATGATGATGAAAAACTCCCTTATTCGTGGAACAATGGGTATGTTGAACGATGATTACCGAATGGAAAACAAAGATGGTGCATATCAGTATTTAATGGATGTAACGAACTCTACAACTGAAGATGATATAATCCCATTACTTCGTGGTAAAAGTTTTGAGGATTTAATGGAAATCAACTTAAAAGTAGCTTCTTACTTACGACAAGAAAAGGTTTATACCGGTAAATCTCATTTAACCGCTGAAGCCTATAAAGAATACGGAAAATACAAAGGAGATTAAAATAAAAAACCCCCCATATCTCTGTGGGGGGTTCTATAATAGAAGGTCAGAAGACCCGAGTAGATTACGCTACTGTGATTGTTGTTCCGATCAAACCACCAGCAATCAAGAAAGCTCCGTTAGCAGATTTCCAAGAGATTGATTGTGATAAACCATTCATATCACCAAGTAATACACCCAAGTTAGCTTCACCAGCAGATGCTCTACCTGATGATTCTAAACCTAAATAGTAATAGTCACCAGCGTTAGATTTAACTACTGCGAATAATGGTGCTCTACCAAGTTCAACCATTCTGTTTCTTACTTCACAATCCAAACCAATCAATTTGATTGATAAAGTTGATTCGTAGAATACAGTTCCGTTCTCTCTTGAATAGTTCCCTGTTTGTACTAGACCAGCGTGTTCAATATCTTGTTCAAATGAATAAACAGTAAGACCAGTTGTAGTGATTCCTGTGATGATTCCACAAGCGTCTTGTGCCACTTGTACATTATCAACCCATTCTCCAATCCATACTTTCTCTACACCACCTATTGATGAACAACCTAAAACATAGCCATCTGTTAAGTTACAAGTAAAAGCCATAATATATGTTTTTGTTTTTTAGTTTATTTTATTAAGGGGGACTTTCACCCCCCTTTGTTTTTTAAGTTAGATTAGAGTTTGAAGTATACAACATAATCCCAGAACGCAGCGTTCACACCTGATTTCCATTTTGCTACAACTCTTACTTCTTGGAAGTCCATAGAGTAGAAGATTTGTAGGTTCTCGTAGTCATCAAGCAAATCTGTTCCAAAATACATATTTGATTTTGTAGAAATGAAGAACTTGTTAGTTCCTGTAAGACCTTTAACTGCTACCAATTTCACATTTGAAGAAGGAATAGTAATCATAAAGTCATTTGCTCCTGTTTCTACTGATGGGTAGTTGTAAAGGTTTGCGTTTCTTAATGCTGTGAAATACAATCTTGCGAAGTCATAACCACAGTATAAGTATAAGTCATCTTCTGCGATGATGTTTGTAGGGATTACCTGAACTGCACTATCTACAATACCGATGATGTTTGCTGCTGTGATTGCAGTTACACTATTAACATTACCATTAACAACTGAACCAGAGTAAGTTGTATTAGCCAAAGTAATGAAACCATTACAAAGACCTGTTTGTCCTGTAACTGATTCATTCCCGGTCCAAATTAGCGTATCAATCAAAGAAGAAATTTGTGAAACTTTCTCTTCAGTGTAGATTTGCTCGAAACCGAAGTCAGTATCGTATGACCCAGGCTGAAGCATTACTTGAGTATAGTATTGCTCTAATGTGTCGATACAAATACTTTCATTCACTTTCAAAGGACATACATTCAAAGTGTTTTGAGTAAGGATTGTTTCACCATCATCAGTAAATCCACAACCACCAGCTTGTGCTACAAGGTCAGAAGATAATAAGTTTATGCTCGCCGCTGATTTAATACCAGGTTGAACTGTTAAAAAGCTTGTTGAACGACCACCAAGAATCATTTTCTTGATTAGGTCCATTTTCACCTGATCTACATAAGCCGTTAGACCATTAACATTTAATGCCATTTTTTTATTGTTTTTATAGGTTTATTTATCTTTTTGCGAAAAACTTAAGTTTGTCTTCTTTCTTTGCGCCAGGAGCCAATACTTCAGGTTTTTTTGCGATTGTTTCTACTGATGGTTCAGCAGCAAACTTGTTAAATCTGTTTTTTAATTCTGTGTTTTCATCTTTCATTTCTTTAATTGATGCTTTTAATTCATCAACCATAGATTTGATAGTTGAAACAGCTTCGAACATAGTTTTCATTTCAGCGTTCTCCATTTCGTCTTTTTTCATCTCATCTTTGTCTTCAGTTTCTTCAGTTTCTAATTCATTGATGAAACCTTCAGCATCGGTGTAGATTGTAAGTCCGCCTTCAAGTTTATGTTCTCCTTCAGGTGCTTTTACAAAGTTTCCTTCAGCGTCTTTTACCAAAACCATATCTCCTACTGAAAGAGCGTCACCTTTAGATAAAACTTTTACCTCTGTTCCGTTCTCCAATTTAGAATCAATCTCGTTTTTGTAATCCGCCATCTTCTCTTTGTAATCTCCCATAGTCATTTCTTTTTCCATATATACTTCATTGGGTTTATCGCTTGTAGCGTCGGGTTGTTTAACTTCTTTAATTTCACTTGCTACTACAACGATAGATTTTCCATTATCAAGTAAGTATTGTCCGTCAGGTAAGTTAGTTGCAAGACCACCGATGACCTGCTCTACCTTATCCCCAACACTAACACTACCACTTGGAATACGGATAATTTCTCCTGTTGCTGCCGTGTAATCACTAGCCATCTTTTCTTCTGCGAAAAGTTCTTTAATTCTGGCTATAATTTGACTTGTTTTGTTCATAATACACTTAAAATTATATTTGTTTATTTTTTGTTTAATACGATTCAGTTTTTCGGGTTTATGTCCTTTGTAAATCCCACAATTCTCTTTAGGGATTTTCCAAACTCAACTACTCTATCTGTTAGACCTTTACCCTTAACCCACTTCACTTTTTCATCTATTGATGTGTATTCAATCCAAATCAAAAGTGATGCGAAGAACTTGGTAAACGCCCAATCAAACCAAATGTAATTCCTCATTATTTCGTTTATGATAAAACGATCAATTAAATATGTTGTAATCAATACCGTAAAGTAGATGACTAATTTGTTTGTAAGTCCTCTTCTTGTCTTTCTTGAAGTGATTTCTTCTCCAACCTGTCTTGCATACCAACGACCAACAAATGTGTCTAAAACCGCAGATAAGGATACTAGTAATGCCAGTGGTAGTAGGGGACTAACAAAAGCCATAAATATCATTAAAAAGTTTTTCATTTAATATTTAGGATTTGTTTGATTTTATATTCTTTATTTTCATCAGAATCTTCTGAATCTATAACTGATTGGAGTTTCTCTGCTACTTTTTCTAACATATCGTCCTCGTATTTCTCGATAAAGTATCCCTCCAAACTAAATCCATTATACTCACCTGATTTAATTTTTTCCCAAACCTCATCATTATCAACATAATATGTAGCAACCCAAGATCCTTCAGGTAGTTCAGGGAACAAATTACTTGTGTTTCTATCTCCAACGATATAACTTTCCATCATATAGACACCATCCTTTTGTTGTTTGGAGTCGTGATTTACATTTACCTTGTGGATCTTGTTTTCCCTGAAGTATTTTTTCATCATCTTTTCAATAGTTTCAGGTTTGAACTTAACCCAATACTTACCTAAATCAGGGTTCCATCTTGCAATGGGAGTTTCAGCAACCATCACAGGTGCTGTAACCATTCTCTTTTCTTCGTTAAAATCCTTGAAGTCATATTTAGCAAATGGCATCATTCTCAATTCACGATTGATTTGATCCATCTTTCTAATAGCCCACTCAATACCTTCAGTTCCACCCCAAGCATCCCACATAATTCCTCCACAACCTTTGTCGTAAGGAACATCTCTGTTCTGTCTGTGTCTCTTAAATGAAGCCATGCGAGCGATCGTATCTACCGTGATGAACCTTTTATCACAGAGTTGATTTGCTCTTGCCCACCCCACCCTTGTTCCACAATCTAAATTGGGTTTTTTGTCTTTGTATCTTAAGGCTCTACAAGCGTTTTCTTGTGCTGCTTGTGGATAGTCATTATAGGATTGTTCTATTTCTTGGAACACTTCCCACCTTATGTCTGTGGCTGGTCTATCAACAAAAGATAGGGCATCCATCCCTTCATTCATATCATCGTCCTCAAAATCAAGGTATAAAATTGGTTCTTCCATATTATCAAATATTTTTACTTCTTTTTTGTTGATTTAGAACTCTGCTGATCGTTTAATTCTATTCACTCGTTTCTGTGTATCAGTAACATCTGTTTCTACAACATAAGCCCTGATTGGTTTATCAATCTTATTATCACCAAATACTCTCATTTCACCATCAGTTTTATTCACAGCTGGCATATCAGGTTTAAGTGATATTCCACCACCAGCCATATTTACCTGATTTAATAATTCAGGATACATCGCTGATGATTGTGCATTGATTACTGTTTCACCCGGTGCTAAAAGAGCAGGGACACTATCAACCATTCCTGATCCCATACCAGGAACAATACCACCACCTGCGGCAGTGAATTCTTCACTTGATATAACCCCAAATTGAACTGCCGCTAAACCACCAACTATTGCCGCCAATATAAAACTTAATGGTGGAGGTGATGAAGCTAATGCTTGAAGAACTGCTTGTGCTCCATTTATCACCGCATTTGCCATATTCAATTTCTTATTGGTCTCAAACTCTTTTCTTGCTATTGCAAGTTGTTCTTGTTCCCTTTGTTGGTCTAACTCAAGTAGTTTATTATCATATTGTTCCCTACTCACTAAACCTTCTGCTAATTGATTATCTAACGCTTCTCTTTCAAACGCATATAAACCTTCAATCTCCGCTTCTCTTTGTTTTGTTCTTGATTGGGAAATCATAGATACTGTGTCTGAAAATTGATTATATAAACCTGTAATAAGATCTAAATATTCTTGTATTTTTTCAATTTGATCTTGGAACTCTTCAGCTGCGGTTTTTTGTACGTCTTTAGTTCCGTTTATTGCATCTTGGATTTGACTTTGAGTAGTTTGACTAATTTGTAGAACATCTTGATTATACTTTTCCTCAATCTGTTTTCTTTGATCTGCTGTAAGTTGTTCGTCCGATAATTGTTTTTCTTTTTGTAATCCAAGAGCATCAATTTGATTTTGACCCGATTGTTCTATCAATTTAACCTCTTCGTCCAAATATTTTTTCTTAACAGCAAGTATTGCCTCTTGTTTCTTTTCTTCAGTTAGAGTGGAGTTTTCTATTGCATCAAGTTCTTGTGATTTTTGGAATTGAATATCGAGTAATTTTGTTTCATCTTGGATTTGTTTGATTGCTTGTTGGGTTATTTCACCTTCCAACTTATACTTATCCTTAACATTTTCTAAATCAGTCGCTAATAAAGATTTTCTTTCATTTAGTAATTGTGTTTCAATATCTAAAAGATTGGAAATACCACCTTTTAATATCTCTTCCCTATTCTTGATATATTCTTCTTGAGATCCACCTTCCTTTTTGAACTTTTCATCTAAAGCTTCAATTTCTCTTTGTGTTGCTTGTTTTACAAGATCCTCTTGTTCTTTATTGAAGGTTTCAATAAGTTTTAGTTCTTCACTTACTTGTGCTGATGTTCTTGATAATCTTTCGTTTTTAATATCCTGTAATCCTTCTTCTGCCGCTGCTTGTCTGTCTATTATTTCTTTGATTTTTTCTAATGCTTCCGCATATTTGTCTGTAGCATCAGTTGCGTCTTTGGTTGAATTAGTATTATCTTTTGTTTTGTTTGTTAAATCTGGAAAATCTACTTGTAATTTATTGATTTCTTCTTGTAATCTATTATTAGATATAGCGTATTTTTCAGCCCTTTTTTGCGCATTATCAAGTTCCCCATTAAGTTTAATTAACGTATCTCTATAAACTGAAACACCATAATTTCTAATATCATAATCGCTGATCTCCTTTTCAGTCATACCAGCATATTCTTTTTGGAACTTATTTAAGTTCTGTTGTGCCTTCACCAAGTTATTTATTGCCTTTTCTTCGTTTTTCTTGTTAGATTCTTGTTTCACTTTAAGAACCTGTAAAGCAATATATTCTTTAACTGATAGATTTAATTGTGATTGAAATGCGGTTTCATCTTTAAGATTTTGTAATGTCGTCCCGTATTCAGTATTTATCTGTTTTATTAGTTTATCTCGTTCTTTTGACCCTGCATTAGTTTCTTTTAATCTTTGGATTAAATTGAAGTATTCTACACTTGATGCTGCTACTTGTTTTCTATCTTCGTCTTGTGCTTTTTCTAATTCTTTTGTTCTTTTTTCTAATATTTCCCTTTGTTTCGCTGCTTCTTTTTCTTTTTGTGTTGCTTCACTACTAGCCGTAGCATATTGGTATAATCCATACACTAAA